TGGCATGGCATATAGCGACATCACCTTGATGGGTGCGACATACCCGACCGTGCCAGCCGTTACACTTCCGAAAAGCGGCGGCGGTACTGTCAAATTTGTTGATGTTTCACAAGAAACCACGGCGATCCCGGCGGATGTGGCGAGCGGAAAAACTTTTTTCCAAGCTGACGGCACTGTCGCCACAGGAACGGCATCCGGGGGCGGAGGCTCCGGGCTAACGATGCTGACATCGTCCAGCCTCGGCACCCTGTCCACCACAGGGACGGCATCGGCGAGCACAGGCAAGAGCATTTCGGTGACCGGGTACAACGGATATGATGTGCTCATAGTCGATGCAAGCGTTGACACGCCGACCAACGGACGGCACACCAGTACGGTCAGCATGGTATACCTCACTGGAACGAGCAATGTGAACACCAAAAACACCTATGCCGTAGGTGGTAACAAGTGGAATAGTAAACTCTCATCCAGCGGCACCGGGAGCACCCGGCAAAGCACAACGGCATACGGCGTATATGCGAGCTCCGCAACGGTATCGAACAACACCATGTCGATACCGTTTTATTATCGCTACAATTCCAACAACACAGGAACGATCAACGGCACATACACGGCGAGGGTGTACGGTCTCAAACTGTATGAGCTGGTAGGAGGCTAACAATGGCAAGCAAAACGATAGAGGACAAGCTCCGGGAGGGCAGACAGTACCGCAATATTGACCTCGCCGGGCTCGAGCTCAAGGCGGAGGATGAGGGCGCTATGGTGGTCGAGGGTTATGCCTCGACTTTTAACGACCCTTATCAGCTCTTTAAGATGGACAATTTTACTGTGCGTGAGCAGATTGATCCGCACGCTTTCGATGCCGCTGATATGAGCGACATCATCATGCAATACAACCATGAGGGTAGGGTGTTTGCCAGAACAGGCAACGGCACCCTGACCGTCAACCCGGACGAGCATGGGCTCCACATCCGTGCCGACCTCTCCGGCACCGAGCTGGGGCGGCAAGTGTTTGAGGAGATCCGTGGCGGCTATACGAATAAGATGTCATTCGGTTTCCGTGTCGCCGATGACAGGAAAGAGGAAACGGAAAACCGGGAGACCAACGAGGTCGACATCCTCCGAACCATCACCAAGATCGAAAAGCTCTATGATGTTTCGGCGGTTTCGATACCAGCGAACGATGCGACCAGCATCAGCGCACGCACAGACGGCGAGGGAGTTATCGCCGAGGTGGCGGAGGAGCTCCGTAAGCGTGAGGCTGAACGGCTGCACCGTGAGCGGCAAAAGCAGAAAATCAGGATCATGTTGGAGGCAAATCGATGAATTTCAGCGAGATGAGTGTCTCCGAGCTGGAGACCAGACTTGCCGCCATCGGCGAGGAAATCAATGCTGACGATGCGGATCTCGATGCCCTTGAGGACGAGACCCGGAGCATTAAGGCGGAGATGGAGAGCCGGAAACAGGCGGAGGTCAAGAGGAACGAGATCCGGGATGCCGTTGCAAATGGCGCCGGAGAAACCAAGAAAGAATTTGAGAAAGAGGAAAGAAAGACAATGACCGTTGACGAACTGCGTAGCTCCAAGGCTTACGCCGAGGCGTATGCCACCTACATCAAGACCGGGCGTGCTGATGAGTGCCGTGCTCTGTTGAGCGAGAACGCTCCTGATCCCAGCCTCGCCACCTCCGGGCTGCTGCCTGTCCCCTCTATCCTTGAGGAGGGCATCAAGACCGCTTGGGAAAATGACCAGATCATGAGCCGGGTGCGCCGCAGCTTTGTGCGTGGAAACCTCGTCATCGGCTTTGAGGTCTCCGCCACTGGTGCCGAAGTGCACGACGAGGGCGATGATGCTCCCGATGAGGAGACCCTCGTGCTGGGCAAGGTCGCACTGGTGCCGGAAACAATCAAGAAACTCATCCGAATCTCTACGGAAGTGGCGGCTCTCGGTGGGGAGGCGTTTCTTGAGTACATCAGGGATGAGCTGACCTACCAGATTGTCAAAGAGGCTGCCAAACAGGGCATCCTTGACATCGTTGGCGCTCCGGCGACTTCCAACACTGGCGCTATCGGTGTTGCCGTTGTCACGGCGAGCCCCACGGTCATCACCATCCCGGCGGCTGCCGCCTATCTGGCTGATGACGCACAGAATGTGTGCGTGATTATGAACCGCCAGACCGAGGCTGACTTCCTCGCCGCACAGGCTGGCGGCGGTTTCAGCATCGATCCGTTTGCTGGTCTGCCCCGGGTGTACACCTCTGCGCTGCCGTCCTACACCGTTGCCACTACTGGTGTTTGCTACGCCATTGTCGGCGACCTGAACGGACTCCAGTACAACTTCCCCGAGGGTGCCGATGTCAAGATCGTTTGGGACGAGTACTCCGAGGCGGAAAAGGATCTCGTCAAGATCGTCGGACGGCAGTACGCTGGTCACGGCGTTACCAAGCCCGGCGCTTTTGTCAAGATCGTCCACGAGGCTTAATCGCATGAGGCAATAGAGGGGAGGGGGCGAGAGCCTCCTCTCCTCGCATTTGGAGGAGAGAACGCATGAAAACGCTTGTAGCTATACCGTGCATGGATATGGTGCACACAGGCTTTTTTAAATCGGTAATTGGTATGCGCCCGGTAGGGGAGGCACGGTTTTCGTTGACCGCCTCCTCACTGGTATACGATGCCCGGAATAACCTTGCAAAGCAAGCTATCCGGGAGAAGTGTGACAGGATCCTGTGGCTCGACAGTGATATGGATTTCCCCGGCGACCTAATGCAACGGCTTGCCGCTGACCTCGATGAGGGTCGGGATTTTGTTTCGGGTCTGTACTTTAGGCGCCGGGCTCCACTTGCCCCTGTGGTATACAAACAAGTGGACTATCTGGAAAGCCCGGAGGGTGCGCTCACGCCTCAAGCGGTGCCTTATGATGACTATCCGAAAGATAGCATCATTGAGGTCGCTGGCGTGGGATTTGGGTGCTGCATGATGACCGTCAAGGTGGTCGAGGACATGATGAAACAATTCGGATTGCCATTTTCCCCTATCCTCGGATTTGGGGAGGATCTGTCTTTCTGTTTGCGCCTCACCAAGATGGGCATCAAAATGTGGTGCGATACCAGTATCAAGTGCAACCATATTGGCTTTTATGAGTATGGCGAGAGCGATTATATCGCACAGGAGGCGGCTAAATAATGGCGATGCTTGACACCGTCAAATTAGCGATGCGCATCGCAAATACCGCTTACGATTCCGAAATCAGCAGCCTCATCGAGGCGGCTTGCAAAGACATCGGTATCGTGGGCGTATCTGTCACCTCCGACACTGACGATGCGCTATTGACGAGGGCGATCATTACATACACCCGGCTGAATTTTGGAACGCCTGACGATTATGATCACCTCAAAGCATCATACGATGAGCAGAAAGCGCAGCTGATCACCGCCACCGGGTACGGAGGTGCGTTGACATGATCCACCCAACCGTGCTGACACTGTACACCGAGGTACCGCATGGGTACTTTGATACGGTCGGCACCGACACCCGGGAGGTCTATGCCGAGGTCGCTGATGTTGGGCTCAACGAGTATTATCTGGCACGGTCAGCCGGGCTCTCCCCGGAGATCGTGTTTGAGCTCACCGACTATAGCGATTACAACGGTGAGAAACTGTGTGAGTACGCTGGGCTACAGTACCGCATAATCCGGGCATCCCGAAAGGGGATGCGGCAGCGGCTGACTTGTGAAAAGGTGGATGTAAATGCCTGATTCAAGACCGACAAGCCTGTCGGAGCTGGCGACCTATCTCAAGACAAACACGCAAATCGAGTTTGCTCTGTGGGCATGGGCGCACGCTCCCGGTGGCACCTATGGCGTGGTCACGATGGACGAGGATGCCACATTTTTCGCACAGGGAAACGCTGAACACGCCACCCGGGGATATGTTGACATTTTTTGCAGATCGGACGGAATGACCGAAAAAAGCACCGTTGAATCGGCGCTCAACTCAAGCGGCTGGCACTGGTGGCACAACGCCGTGCAGTTTGAGGAGGACACCGGGACAACACATCATACTTGGAGCGTGGTATGGCTCGGTTAAAGTATAAAGACCTATCGGATTACACAAAAAAGCTGATGGCGCTGGGCGGCATTACGGAGTGCAACCGGGTTTTTAAAATGGCACTGTTTGACGGTGCCGCCGTTGTTGCCAACGCAATGCGTGAGGAGATCGATGGGCTCCCTGTCGATAACAAGGCGCACGGATCTCCAGAGCACCCTATCAACACCATCACGAGCGTGGAAAAAGCCGGGTTGCAAAGGTGTTTTGGTACTGCACCCATGCGCCGGGACGATGTGGCTTGGACTACATCAGCCGGATTTTGGGGGTACAATATGGCGCACACCCGGAGCTATCCGAACGGTCAGCCAAACGCCATGATCGCCGCCTCAATAGAGGGCGGCACATCGTGGAGAGTACCAAACCGTTTCATAACAAGAGCGCTCCGCAAATCAAGAGAAAAGGCGCAAGCCGCTATGGCGGCGACCGCCGACCAACAGATTAGTCAAATTTTGGAGGGACATTAAGAA